CCGTTTTCATCTTTATATAATTCTAATTTTGTTTCTGGGTTGGTTGCAGTTACTATATAAGTTTTATTTTCTATTTCAGCCGCCCAGCCTGTTCCACTAAATTTTATAATCATACCAACTTGTAATACAAAAGAATTATTATCGTCAGTTAGTTTATAAGCTGGTACACTTTGCATTTCAATTAATGGATTTGATGCAACATTTCCATTGTTAGTATATGTAGTAACATACTTACTTTCATATACTGGCATCTCTTCTACCCATCTATAGTTTTTGTAGTTTAAAAATTTATCAACATTAATAGGTGGACTAAAAGTATGTTTACTTGATGAATACGAAGCATCATAATTATAAGTTTCAAAGTTTTGATTTATTGAATATACTATATCATCAAATGCAATTTTATTAGTTAATTCGTTGTTATCTGAATAAGATACAATAGCAGGTTTTAATTGAGTTTTATTTCTAAGGTTAGTATCAACACTAGGAGTTACATAAGTATCACTTGATACTGAATGCTTTCCATTTTTACTTCCTATGTAACCATTAACTTGGCCTAGAGGTCCTTTAGAAACCATTTGGTCAAGAGTACTATCTAGCCAACTCTTATTAATGTTTGTTTGAAAAACATTAGGTAAGAAATTACTAGTTTTAATCTTGTTTACCTTATTTGGGCCTGCTTTCTTTTTAGCCATTTATTATGTTCCTGCTCTAATGTTTTCGTCTGTTATATTTTGAATAATGTCAATATCGTTAACACTTACATCTGAAATAATAAGTTCGTCACTGTTTGGTGTAAATTCAAACATATCACCAAACACACTACCTGCGCCTTGCGGTACAATAACAAAACTACTTAACACACCTGCAAGTTTCTTATGCACGTATGCCGCTAGTTCTGTAAAGTAGAATGTTTCTCCAAAGTCCCAATTTGACGCATCAAAGAATTCTTTAATAGCCTCAACGGTTTTGTTTTTTAAATCACTGTCAGTTACATTTGATCCTATAAGTTTAATTACTCTAAATCTTGCCTTTAATGAATCATCTGCGTTTGTACCAAAAAGACATTTGTATCTTACTGGCTTATAAACTATAGTATCACTCATTGCTTTCTTTTCACCTATAGATGCAAACAGTTGACCTAGTTCGTAACTTGTTGGTGGAGCCGGCATATTTGTAACTGTACCTGCTAACCAATTTTTATATTCTGTATCGTATGCTGTAGTTAATGCAAATACATCAATAACATTTGTAAAACTTGGATCAACAACTTGATTGTCAGAAGCAATATGCTCCCATTCAAAGTTTAAGTTTTCTTTACCTCTGTAAAAAATATCACCAATAGATATGTTTTCAATTCCTACTGTATTATAAAATACATCTGGATCATCTGGTCTACTATCTGCATTACCATCAATAAGAACTGTTCTATAAGTGTTTGTTGCTATTTGATCATAACCATATACATAAAACTTTCCTAGTTTAGAAATGTTATTATTTAAAACACCTAATGCTTGTATACTATCTCGTTTTGATTTTTTAGTAAACGAACTAATTTCATTCTCATTTTGGATGTTACCAAGTTTAACTGCATTACTATTAAAATTAAATCTTAAAGTTCTTAAGTAAATATCATATTGTTGATTAGTATAATTAAAATATATTGACCAACTTTCAGGTGATAAACTAAAGTCTGTAGGAAACAAAGTATTAATACTAAATGTATCTGGTGAAGTATTAACTTCCCAACTCTTGTTCACATAATTATATTTTATATTAAATGATTTTTTAGCATCAAGGCAAGTTATGATAATATCTCTTTCTCTATTGCTAAAGTTTCTTGATAGTGCAGGGTATACAATATCTAATGTACTGTTTGATGGAATTTCAGCATCAAGAATAATTGATCCTGTACCGTCGTTTTGTACGCCAGTTGGTTCACCAGCATTTGTTCCTGTACCTTCAATACCAAGTCCGTAATTAAATACATCTACTACCTTTGCCCATTTACTACCACTTGTTGTAGTAAACTTAATTAAAGCACCAGGCGTAATATATTGCATATATGTAGATACTGTATTACCTACTCTAACAATAGAATTAGTACTATCTGTTAGATATCCAGTTTTAACACCACTTACTGTTTGACTTGGGCTTTGCCATGTCATGCTATCAGTTAGATAACTATGTTGTGTTTTTAATCCAATAAATGCATTTCTATATTTTGTGTAATACAAATTAATATACTCATCATTGTTAATAATATCTTTTACAAACTTTTCAAATGTTTGACTTGAGTTATATGTACCACTGGTTGTTGATGTAGATAATTTTTCTTCTTGATGTAATCTTGCATCATTTCCTTGTAAGTATAAATTACTATATTCGCCAGTAGGGTCAATAAATTTTGAATATCTACTGTGTCCACTAAATGTTCTGTTTATGCTTTTTACTTTTACTACTCCGCCTGTGTTGTTAGCTAAAATAGTATTGTAGTCTTGAGCAGTAATCATTCTGTCTTGACTTGCATAATTCTTTGGTGCGTTTTCTCTTATACTATCTAACGATTCACTTGAAGTAGCATTTGTAATTGCTTGTTTTAATTGTAAAGTAAACACCGCGTTGTAAGTGTTTCCATCACGTCCTGTGTAGTTCACATTAATTTTTTTGTTAGTTAAATCGTCTGGTCTTAATATATAAGATATATTCTCACTTGCTCTATACCAAACTCTAATTGTGCCTTTTGGAATATTACCAAAAGTTCTATCAGGAAATAAAATTGATATTTCATTGTTCTCTCTAGTCTTAACACTAAAGATATCTCTAACACCTGATGCTAAATTATTATAAACTATATTGCTATTAACATCTTTAACCTTTGTCCATTCTTTTATAAGATTTCCTGTTGAACTTATATTTTGTACAAAGCAATCTGTGTTGTTAACATCAACAACATTAATGTCAAGTACATTGCTATCAATAGGATTGTCTATAACAAAATCTTGATATGACAAGTCACCTTGTTTAACACCAAAGAAGAAACCATTGTTAGCACTATTAATTCCTTTACCATCATTTTTAAAATACATTCCAAAGTTAGAAACTGGGTCTGGAGACTTTTCTTTAAATGTTAAATTAGTGTCGTCATAATCACTACTAATAATATTAAATGTTTTAGTAGCACCTGATGCAGTTCCGTCAACATCAAATTTAATTTGGTTTGGTGTATTATTTAAATCGTAAAAATCTGTTCTAATGTTATTAAGTACTACACTTTTATTTGGGCTACCATATTGATTACTATTTTGTAGTACTGCATTTATTATAGTAATAAAGTCATCTAAATTATTAACATCGTTAGTAACTTCATATTTAATTTCTGTTCCACCTAAACTTACTCCAGTACTACCAATAACTGCTTCGTTTGTTTTAACACCAACAACCTTCATTTCACCATACGCAGGCACATTACGTCTTGGTGAGTATCCTAAGAATTCAGCTAGTTTGAAAACTGATTCTTGCTTTTCTGCTGTTGTTAAAAAATTGTTTCTTGCATTAAGGTCTACTCTATATGCTAGGTTATGTCCAAATTGAGCTACTACATCAAGTAGTGATATAAATTCTGCTGATTCAATCCAGTCATTATAATTTTCTGGATATGTACTACGGACATAGTCAACCATTGCAGTTCTTATTGTATCATAATCAAATGCTTGAAAGTTAGCATTAACATAAGATTCGTAAACTACAGTATAGTCTTCTGCCGCAAATATTTTATTTTGTCTAGTTTGTTGTGCCATATTAAATCTCTGCGTTCTGTTCCCTATCAAACTTAATTTGCAAATCTATTGCCGTTGTAGTAGGTAGGTATGTTAAATTTACATTAACCGTAACATAATGTTCTTCTTGTATAACTCTAACATTTGTATCGTTAATTTGAAAACGAGGATCATAGCTTACTACAGCAAAAACTTCTTCTCTTATAGACTCAATAGTATCGTCGTCTAACGGTTCAAACACATACAAAGGTAGGTTGCAACCAAATGTTGGGTTGGTCCACTTCTCACCTTTACGTATATGAAAATGGTTTAACAAGTCACGTTTAGCTAGTTCAAGACCAGAAAGTCCCTTACTAGTATAAGCCTGTTCAACTGTTGTATATCCTATAATCTCGCTCATACAACTATTTATGCGATTTATTCTGTTAGTAGTTTATGATTGTATAATTAGCCTATTATAGCTATTAACTTAATTGATTTATTAATGATCTCTTTCTACTTTCAGAAAGATTTGGTAAAAATCTACTAGTTTCTGCATAATATACGTATTCAGCTTGAGCTTTTTGT